AAACTCTTACGGTAATGGTACATCTGACTTCGAGAACTCATGCGGATTAATCTTCCAGAAGGAAGCTGCTGGTGTTGTTGAAGCAATCGGACCACAAGTACAGGTAACATCTGGAGACATTTCAGTTGTATACCAAGGTGACGTGATCCTTGGAAGACTAGCAATGGGAGCAGACGCACTTAACCCTGCTGCTGCTGTTGAGTTGTACGCTGGTACAAACACAGCCCCATCAGGCTTCTAATTTTTATTCTTATACGGGGGCTTCGGCTCCCTTTTTTTCTTATGGCTACCACAACTATTGACACCGATACCGAACTATCCGCAGTTAACTCAATACTGGGAGCTATCGGACAAGCACCAATAACACAATTAAAAGATCCCACCACTGGAGCTATAGCTAACGCTAACCCAGAAATACAATTTATATATAATCTACTACGTGATGCGAATGTTGATACACAGGCAGAAGGCTGGCACTTTAACAGAGAACGTCATGTACCATTTGCAAAAGATGCTGTTACAAATAAAATAACTATTCCAGCTGACGTAGTTAAGATAGATTTACCAGATAACTGGAGCAGAAGACATTATAATTTTGTCAGACGTGGAGGATTCTTATACGACAAGATAACTCACACAGATGTCTTTACTGATATGGCTGATACAATAGAGTTAGATGTAATTAGAATATATAATTATGAAGATCTACCACCAGTATTTAAAAGATATATAACTTACAGAGCCTCACGTATGGCAGCTACACAACTTGTAGCTAACCCACAACTTGTACAACTGTTAGGCTCACAAGAAGCTCTAGCACGTGCTGCACTAATGGAGTACGAGTGTAACCAAGGCAATCATAGTATGTTTGGATTTGAAGATGATACAGCATACAATACATATCAACCATGGAGAAACCTTAGAAGATAATGGCAGGCATTACACAAACTATCCCTAGCTTTAATCAGGGGATTTCAGAGCAACCAGATCACTTAAAATTTCAAGGGCAAGTTAGAGATATTGTTAATGCGATTCCTGACGTCACACTTGGACTCTACAAAAGACCGGGGAGTAAACGTATAGGAACTAATCCGTTATCTAGTGTCTACAGCGATCAATCTCATGCTACAAATAAAAACGGATCTTGGTTTCATTACTTCCGTGATGAGTCAGAAGGATCTTATGTAGGTCAAGTTGCCCGAGACGGTCAGGTTAAAGTATGGCGTTGTAGTGATGGGCAGTTAATGACTACAAGCTATACACATGACTACGGCGACGGGCTTGGACCTGTCAATAAACAATCCGTAGTACAAGCATATTTAGCAACAGATGAACCAGAAGATTTACAATTCCTTACTATCAACGACACTACCTTTGTTAGCAGTCGTGATAGTTCTAACGCTAATACTTTAGTAGGTACAACAGATACTACTGATGATAGACCTAACGGCGAACCACACTGTGCAATGATAGAATTGTTAAGAACAGAAAATGGTAGGCAATACGGTATTAATATATTTGACTCATCATCTACAGGTAACTTGACAACTGTTAGAAGAGCTACTAAAGTTAAGATTACAGGTAATAATTATGACGAGGGGGACGGCTCAGGTCACTGCCCCGGTATAGGTACTGAAGTATATGCTGTTACAGCTGGTAATACTTATACTGCATCAAGTAATATAAAACATGTCAAAAATAGTAGTGGTACAACTCTAACAGATAGTAGAGATAACCTAGTATTTCGTGTCACAGCTCTAGGTCAGCAAGGTGTTAGCCCTAACTATAGTGCTAGCAGTAATGGACCGGGCGGACAAAACTATAGATGTAGTTATAACCTAGAAGTTGTTTTACTACATGGTGGAGAAGGTTGGGAAGTTGGAGATGTTGTACGGGTAGAACCAGCTCATGCAGCTACAGCTACTAGCACTGACTCACAGGCTTACATTGAAGTTAGTGTTACAGAAATAGAAACTACAACAGTTAAAGCTACACTTACAAACAATGGAGACGGATTAATACGCCCCTCACCTACACCATTTGATGCTGATACAGCAGTTACAGCAGATACTATATTAGCTGGTATCGTGGATGATTTACCTTCTGGTATTAATGCTAAGGTTATAGGACCGGGTATATATCTATCTAGTGCTAACCCTTTTAGTGTAGAAATAGCTGAAGAAGATCTTATGAGAGTCTTTCAAAAGACTATTAACGAAGTAACTTTGCTACCTAATATGTGTAGACATGGATATATAGTTCAAGTTAAAAACGCTAGAATGTCTGACGAAGATGATTATTACTTACGATTTGACGGAGAGAATAATCTAGACGGTGCAGGGTCGTGGACTGAATGTGCGAGACCGGGTATACCTAAAACCTTAACAAACATGCCGTTAGTTATACAGCGTACAGCTACAACTACATTTACTGTTAGACCTTTTGTATATCAAGATAGGCGTGTTGGTGATGAAAATACTAACCCATTACCTACATTTATTGGTAAACGTATTAATAAAGTACTGTTTTTCCGTAATAGATTAGCATTATTAGCAGGCGAAAATGTCATACTATCTAGACCGGGCACGTTAGGAACCCCTGATTTCTTTGTAGAATCAGCTCTTACTGTATCTGCCAGTGACCCAATAGATATATCTGCTGCCTCTATGTTTCCATCTGATATATTTGATGGTATAGAAATCAATGCTGGACTGCTTGTATTTAGTACAAACCAACAGTTTTTACTATCTACAGACGATACTGTGCTGAATCCAGACACAGCCAAGCTACGTAGTGTGTCTACATTCAATTATAATAAAGATATACCTCCTATATCACTCGGTACTACCATATCTTACCTTGATAATTCTGGTAAATTTAGTAGATTGAACGAAATGGCTAACACATCTAGAGAAGGAGAGCCTGATGTTGTAGAAATTAGTAAGCTAGTCCCTACATTATTACCAAAAGATCTAGATTTATTTACTAATTCACGAGAAAACTCTCTTATATTGATAGGTAGAACTAACTCTGATACAGTATTTGGGTATAAGTATCTTGCTATAGGTGATAAAAGACAGCAACAAGCATGGTTTAAATGGAAATTAAACAACCCATTACTATATCACTTTATTATAAATGACGAATATTTTTTTGTAGATACAGATAACTTCTTACAAAGTATAAAACTTGTACAATCAGACGATGATCCTACTATTGTTAGAGCAGATGATCTAAACTTTCAAATACATTTAGATAACCACACTACAGTCAGTGGTGGTAGTTATGATGCTGATACAAATATAACTACATTTAGTAATGTTAGTTGGCTTTCTAATGTCACAACACCTAACTATCAGCTTGTAGTTATAGATGAAGGTGGTACACCAGCTCCCACTGATGGGCAAGGTAGATATGCTGAAGCTACAAAAGATCCATCTTCTAACACTTTTACAGTCCCCGGTGACTGGTCTAATACAACAATACGTATAGGTTATTTATACGAATATTTAGTAGAGTTTCCTAGAATCTATCCTAAAAAACAGGTAGGAGAACAATCTCGTGCCGATGTAAATTCATCTCTTATCATACATAGAATTAAATTACACTTTGGTAAAATAGGTATGTATGAAACAACACTAACACGTATAGGAAAAGACGATTACTCTGAAGTACATGAATCAACAGCTATGGATTCATATGCCGCATCAAGAGTACCTTACTTAGAAGAAGATATTAAAACTATACCTGTCTACGAAAAAAATCACAACGTAGAAATTAAACTTAAATCAAGTCACCCCGCTCCAGCTACTCTAAGAGCTATGGCATGGGAGGGAGACTATTCACCATTATTTTATAAACGTGCCTAATTACATTCACCCAATCACTGTCGAGGCTGCCACAGAGGTAGCCTCTAACCTACGCCCAGACGACCTTAGAGAGGTCACAGAGGGTCATGGGCTAGATCCTATGATCTTCCTACCTATGGTGGCTCAGGAGGGCTCTTCGGTGT